CAAGTTCCATCGGTATTATTGGTCTTGCTCTTAATCTTCGCGCCTATGATTTTGTAAGTCAGGAGATTAGGGCAGCAGAAGATCCTGAGTTCGAGACTTTCTATACTAAGAACATTCTTTTGAATGAAGGTCTTCGTGCCTGGTTGGCACCCGTTGATCAACCACACGAAAACTTTGTATTCCCTGAAGAAGTATTGCCAAGAGGCAACGCTCTTTGATATACTACGAGCACCCCACGGGGTGCTTTTTTAATACATAAGATACAACCGTTTTATCCGCAATGACCTACGCTGTTACTATCAAGAATTCTGATGGTGAGACCACTATCCAATGTGCATCAGATGAGTACATCCTAGATGCTGCTGAAGAGGCAGGTATCGATCTTCCGTACTCCTGCCGTGCTGGTGCTTGCTCTACTTGTGCTGGTAAGATTCTTTCAGGAACTGTTGATCAGTCAGACCAGTCTTTCCTCGACGATGATCAACTTGAAGCAGGTTTTGCACTGCTCTGTGTCTCTTATCCCACGTCCGATTGTGTTGTTCAAGGTGAAGCGGAGGAAGAATTATATTGATAAAACTGCTACGCATCTGGAAATATTCTCTTGGAAGTTTCAGTGATGACAAGACAGAACCATACGATAATTACATCGCTGCTGTACGCACAGTCTTGTTCGTTTCCTATCTTGTCACCAACTGCTTCATCATTTCTGGTGTCATCAGGCACTGGGATGATGGCATAAATAAAAAGAAACAGAATTCCATTAGTTATGTCCACTGTGCCAGGGAACAATCATTGGTTTGATCGTAATTGCGATCCCACAGATGCTCCCCAACAGCAGGAGCAGGTCGCCTCGGGCGGTGGTAACGTTGGTTCCCCCCAAGGCGGTCCTGCTGACTCAACTGTAAACCAAGTAATTGAAGATCTAATTGGGCAGTGCTACCCATCGCAAGCACCTACGTCCATCAGGAATTTTATTGGAGATGATGCTCCAAAGATTCCTAATGAGATGAATCTGGACTGGAGTGGTATATTTCAAATTATTGATGGGTACGGAATCCCAAGACCTGATACCACAAAGATCAGGGTGAACTTCCCAGACGTGGGAGAACCTGGATCTGGTAGCATCTGTTATGACAGAGGTGATGGTGTTCTTGACTGCTCTGTTCCAAAGAACCCAGACTTCGATGCCTGCATCAAGGATCACCTTGATTGTATGTTCAAACCTTATGTGGGTGGTGCTTGGAAACCACCTGCTACAGACTGTGATGCATTCATTCCTAAGCAAACATTTGGTACCTCAAATAAGATCTGTATTGCCAACTGTGTTCCCGAAAGGGTACCAATCTATGAGCACGTGTTAGGTGGTCCTGAGGTTGGTGAAGACAGTGCCACATTCAGTAGTAACTCTACTCTCAGTGTCAGTGCTCCCTCTATCGTCACGATTGAATTCTGGTGGGATGATAATCCTGGCACTGCTGGAGTTGCAGTTAATACCGTGACCATTGATGGAACTACATTCACACGTAATGGAACCAAAGGTAAGTCTACCGAAACATTCAATCTTGATGCAGGTAACTACACCATTTCCTACACAGGTCTGAACTCTGTTGGTAATCATTATGTCACCAACACTTACGGAAACAATAAGAACATTAAGTTTGAGGATGGAGATGGTACTGACCAGAACGCACGTCTGACTATCGTCGATAGCGGTGTTGCAACCAACCACCTGTACAGTCTGGATGAGACCCCTCCGTCGGGTTACAGTGCCACTGGCAAGGTTTTCTATGGACACCCCGCCACTGCCGTTCAGGACGCCACCAGAGCGATTCCAGTGTATGTGTCGTACTCCTCCGCGAAGGTGGACACGATGCTCACTACAAGACCTGAAGCCGAAAAGTCTACGATGGACTCATATGGTATGGGTGCACGTGATGAAACACTGTTCTGGGCTTACGATGACACCGATGATATGATCTCTTCACTGATGGATGGTGAAGAAGCACACGCTCTGTACAGATACTTCAGTCCTGATAAAAGAGACCACCTCTATACATTGCAACCCCTTGGTGGTGCAACTCTAGAACCTAACCTGAAGAAGGGTAGGTACAGGTTGGTTGATAAAGCACAAACTTATTTGAACATTGCTTTTGAGGCACGTAAGGGTAACGCTGGTCGCGAGAATACATTCTTCTGGTATGTGACTGACGGACTGGGTGGTGATCCTGTCTATGGTGAAGTTATTATGCCTAACATCACTGATGCATCAGGTAAGTTCATCCACAAGATCAACAAGAAACTTCTCAACCAATACATTCCTTGTGACTTTGGTTTTGGTATCGTCCCTGATGGTAATGATGAGAACGGTGGTGTTAACCAAGGTGATGTTCTGACGTTCTCTGACACTGGTGATGGGTGGAAATGTAACCTAGACAGTGTGGAATCAGATAACATTTCATTCTTCTCAGAGAGGAGATTGAATAGAGACGAGAAAGAATGTACTATTTGGCCAAATAGAAGGTGGCAGTATTGGGAAGATATGTTTGCGAATAGTGATGAGGATTATGATGATGTGAAGATCTCATACAACCTCACGTATGGAAACTCGGCATATTATTATGAAGGTATCCAGTGCTATGTGTTTGACCAACCTGCAACGCCTGTGTATCAGGATCTGAAAACGTCTGACTGTGCACAAGCAGTCTTCGATGGTGCGTTCGGTGATGTTGAAATCATCCGTACGGGTTGTGGAAATATGTCTGAGAATGAGACCGAAGGTGATGGTTCTGGTTGTGGTAAGTGTACGGGTGAGTATGGATATACTTTGAACAAAGTACAATCTGTTACTGCAACACGTGATGCCACTATGACTCTAAGGACTCACGGTGGTATGACTGGTGGTAGAAATGATTGCTGTGTCTTTACCTACGCGATTGAGATCAACGGCAACGAAACTATGAGTGAGAGGGTACACGTCAAAGACTGGGGAATTATTGGTAGAGTTCTTCAAACTTTCAATGTATCAAAGGGTGATCAGGTCACATTCAAAATTAAGAATGTTAATCGTGGTCATTACAATAGTAGAACTGCACCAGCAGTGTCTCTAAGAGATGAAACTCAGGAAGAGATTCTGAATACGTGGACCATTAACATCACTACGACTTCTCAGGGATACAATGATCAGAACCCTGGTCAGGTTGATGGAAGAGCTACTGAGGCAACCGAACCTTGTGGACTCCCCGTTAGCGGTAAACTATTTGCAACTTGTAATGACACTCAAGAAGATCTGACGACGGTACTAACTAATAAGGTGGTTCAGAATAACTTCCTGGAGACACGTGGAGATCTGAACTGTGACATTGAGGTCATCGGTGGTAAGTTAGTCAAAGATATGTCTACTAACCAAACAGGTTTCCTTAATACCAAAGGTGATGGTGGTGTAACTCTGAAACTTACATACCAGATTCTTAATCCTGCTACCTATCACATCCGTTGGTCACTCAATGAGGTGCTTGATTATGGTCGCGGTGGTTGGGAAACAGGTGATACATTCAGATTGTTTATTGGTTCTTGGACCAAGATCAAGAAGAGTTCTGCCAAGACATACAAGGATGATCCAACCATCAGGAACAGGAAAGAGAAATACTATCTTGGATTCAAGGTGACTGGTATCAATGGTCTACAGTGTCCAGATACTAATAGTGATCAGGGCAAGATTCAAGATGTCAAGTTCTTTGCTACATCATATGCCTATAGAGTTGATCCTATTCTGCAACCCAGAAGAGTTATCAACAACAGGTCCATCACTGGCAATGAATTTAAGATCAATATGAATGAGTTGTTCCAGAGTATGTTCTTGTACGATGCTGGTGTTGCAACATCATTCGATGAATATTGGTTGAAGGAATCAGCAGCAGGTAGAGAGGTTGCTTTCTATCAGGACTATAGAGACGTTCGTGGATTCAAATTCAGAGCTAAGATTCGTGTTCAACGGATCGATCACTATGCTGATGGTGACACCTATGAGTATCCTAAGTATGGATGGTTTGGTAACTGGAGTATTTCTCAGGTAGATAGTTACGGTAAGAGATACGGTGAGAATGAAACTCTTATGCTTGAGTTCCCACCTGGTCGATTACAGACAACTACAGGACAAGAAACAGAGGCACCATACTATCCTGTACAGGATAATCTCCCTAAAGATGTTCTTGTTACAGACAGAACGACTGGTAGATTCAAGCGTAATGCACGCTGGGCAATTTACCAATCTTCACACGACAAGAATAGTAATGTGTGGTATAGTAACCAAACATCATTCAAACCTTCACAGAAGGTTTACATTGAAACTCAAATTACTGACGTAGACTAAATGGATTACTGGGACAGGCGATTGATGAAATCGACTATGGAACTCAAAGCAGTGAAGAATGCTTTGGAGGAGTCCGATGGCGACCAAAGATATGCCGCTAAGAAACTAAAGAAAATCCGTAAATTCTTCAAATCACCCCTCGGAGAGGTTGCTCGCATTGATCAATCAATATATAATGTTAGCAAACAATCACAGGAGACTGCCGATGGCGACAAAGGACCAGAAACTCAGAGGGATGAGTCTCTTGATAGAGAGTCTGATCGAACCGAACCCTGAACTGAGGGCAGACGCACACGAACAGAAGTGTTATCACGAACTAATGATGTATCGTGATGAGTGTATTGAGTATTGTCGCCGTCGGTACGTTGAGGTTGTTCAAGAACAATGATCAACCTCCATATGAAATACAATCATTACCTGCACACCGACAGGACGATTGATCACGATGACATCAACGAAAAACTTATCTCTTATGGATGGACAGATGATGGAAAGAACGTGACAGGTTACTACTTGGTTACTGAACACCACGTTTTGTACTTCAATCTTAAAGAGCAACTTGTATCCAAGGAAAAATCTAAGGAACGAGTTGCATAAGTCCTCCTGATTGTCTCAATAAGCACCATCTATCGATGGTGTTTTTTTGTATAAATAAAAATTCGTAACGTTCGTAACGAATTATTACAGCAATCCTAAGGGTTGACGAATCCTAAAAGTATGCTGTATATTACTCAAGCGGTCGGGAAAACCCGATCCTCCATCTGCGGGTAACCACTCCGCAAGCATATCTACAAAAGGAAAACAACTAATGATTAAATCTGCACTGACAGCACTCGCTGCTACCCCCCTGATGGCAGGCGCTGCCCTGGCAGGTCCCTACGTGAACGTGGAAGCGAACTCCTCGTTCACTGGTTCCGATTACACTGGTACGACGACCGACGCCCACGTGGGCTACGCTGGTGAAGCTGGCGCTGTCTCCTATGGCGTCCAAGCAGGTCCTAGCTTCGTCGTTACTGATGGTGGCGAGAGCGACACTGTTCTGTCTGGTAAGGCATATGCAAGTGTTGCTGCAACCGAGTCCCTCTCCCTGTACGGCGAACTCTCCTTCGCTGGCGGCGTTGACGATGCGGACACTGGTTACGGCACTAAGGTGGGCGCAACCTGGTCCTTCTGATCGGTCAAATAGCGATACTATATACTGGGCAGGATTATCCTGCCCTTTTTTAATGCTTCTCCTGTTATGAAACCAAACACCACTGTCATTTACACCAGACGCAACTGTCCCTTCTGCACCAAGATCAAAAAGGTGTATGATGCTAAGGGATGGACCTACGCTGAACTTGTTCTCGATGAGAACTACACTCGCGATCAGTTCTGGACCGAGTTTGGACGCTCTGCCACCTTCCCTCAACTCATTGTTGATGGTAAGAAAACTGGTGGTTGCAACGAGACTATTAGTGAATTCCGTTCTAAGGGATGGGTCTAATTCACTAAATAATATTAAGTATCGTAGGAGGTCTTTCTTTTTTGCAAACCATTCACCTTACAGGAGAGACCAAATGCTACAAGCGGTTTACACATTTGCCATCTTCGGTGCATTCATTTTAGGTGGGGTCATTTCCTGGATCGCTAAAGAATATGTTGATGCTTATATCGACAACGCTCATTACGCGAAGTCCATAACCCACCCAGAGATGTTGAACGAAGATGGAACAGTGAACCAAGAAGAGTTGATCTACTTGCGTTTCACTGATGATGATGCTACACTCGATGACGAAGACGACGACTGATTATGATCCTTGTGGATATGAATCAGGTGATGATTGCAAACCTTATGGTTTCGCTTTCTCAATCTGATGAATTGCAAGAAGGACTGGTCCGCCATATGGTACTCAATGCTTTACGAAAGTATCGCAAAGAGTTCCATAAAGAATATGGCGAACTGGTCCTTTGTTATGACTCGAAAAACTATTGGCGACGAGAAGTCTTCCCTCATTACAAGGGCACACGTAAGCGTGACCGAGAGAAGTCTAAGCATAACTGGAACAACATCTTCGATCTACTGAACAAACTAAAAGATGAATTCAGAATTTCATTACCATACAAGGTTGTTGAGGTCGATGGTGCTGAAGCAGATGACATTATTGCAATCCTGGTTAAAGAGCAGGGACTCAAGAACATCAGACTCCAGAACAATATGCAACCCGCCCAGAAAGTTCTGATTCTTTCTGGAGATAAAGACTTCATTCAACTGCAACGATTCAAATTCGTTACGCAGTACAACCCAGCACTCAAGAAGTATGTCAATGGGGTAGACCCATTCCTATACATCTCTGAGCACGTTCTCAAGGGTGATCGGAGCGATGGTATCCCAAACTTCCTATCGGATGACAAGTGCCTGCTAGAGGGGCGCAGACAGCGACCACTGGCAAAGAAGAAGATCGAGCATTGGATCACACAAGATCCTGACGACTTCTGTCCTGATGACACTATCAAACAAAACTACCTGAGGAATCAACGACTGATTGATTTCCAGTTCATCCCTACGGAGGTTGAGGAATCTATTATAGATACCTATGAGAACTTTGATCCTCCCGCACGTAAATATGTGTGGAAGTATCTTGTCGAAAACGAACTCAATGATTTGCTCCAAAATCTAGGAGACTTTTAACTATGGCTATGAAATTGCTTATTTCTGAAGTCCTTCAGAAGGTACACAGTGCCAAGACGAAAGCAGAAAAGATCCGTCTACTGAAGGAGAACAACTCACAGGTGCTCAGGTCTCTGTTCATCTGGAACTTTGATGACAGTGTACAATCCATCCTGCCTGAAGGTGATGTTCCTTACACACCTAACGATGCACCCGTTGGCACTGAGCACACACGTCTTGAAGTAGAAGGACGTAAACTGTATTACTTCATCAAGGGTGGTGCAGATAATGTGCCACGTATGCAGCGTGAGAATATGTTTATTCAAATGCTGGAAGGTCTGTACAAGGATGAAGCGAAGGTGCTTTGTCTAGTCAAGGACAAACAACTCCACAAAAAGTATCGCATCACCAAAGCGGTGGTCACTGAGGCATTTCCGTCGATCAACTGGGGTGGTCGAAGCGCGGATGGCAAATGACTTTATGCAGACTAAGATCAGGATTCTAGAAACGAATTGTGATCCTAGTCGTGCAAGCGATCGAACCCTGCCCTACACTTCATACTTGGTTGAGTATCTAGACGATACTGCTAAGAGATGTTATGATCTTATTATCTGTAATAAGCAAGTTGACATCTTTGATCACTATTGGGACAGATACAGACACAATTTTGTTGGATGGGTCCAGACGGATGGAAGAGTCAACCCTAAATTATGGAACCCCCCTGGAAGCAGCAAAAAGAAATGACCATTTACAATAATCTTCCTGGACGAAAGGTTCAGGAAGAGGAACCAAAGGTTGAATTAAAGTCTGAAGATCTTGTAACTGCGGAAGCAGTTGGTAAGTTCATCGGAATTTATCTAATGGGTCCGCTAGTTGTTATGCTATGCTGGAACTATGTTGTACCATATTTGTTTGCCCTAAAAGGCATCAACTATCTACACGCACTTTGTATTATTATCATCGCGAGATTCCTACAGAATGACAAATAACCTGTACGGTGAACCTCAAGAGCATCGCTCTAAGGTTTGTCTCATCTCAGTCACACCTGATGCTGAAAAGCATATGGGTTATGTGGCACGTGTAAGCAACCCAAAGAATCAGAACAACCCCTCGGTTGAGAAACTGCTTCGCTATTGCATCAAGCACGGACACTGGTCTGTGTTCGAGCAAGCGTTTATGACACTGGAGATCAACACTACCAGGGGTCTGGCAGCTCAAATTTTGAGGCACCGTAGCTTCACATACCAAGAGTTTTCCCAGCGGTATGCTGATACGAATCTTCTCTCTCAAAAGATTGAAGTTCCTGACCTGCGTCTCCAAGACTCTAAGAACAGGCAGAACAGTATCGATGCTGTAGAAGCAGATAGGAAAGCATTCCTTCAAGGTCGCATCCATCAATACTTTGTTGAAGGTATGGACCTGTACAATGAACTCCTTCGAGAGGGCATCGCAAAGGAGTGTGCTCGTTTTGTGCTTCCCCTGGCAACGCCCACCAGAATCTATATGACAGGCTCTGTGCGATCGTGGGTCCATTATATTGCCCTGAGGTCTGCTAACGGTACACAGAAGGAACATATGGAGATTGCTGAACTGTGTAAGCAACACTTCATCTGTCAGTTCCCCATCACCGCAGCAGCAATGGACTGGTGTGATGAGGAGTGTCCTTGTAATGCAAAGGAAGATTGTCTTGACTGGAGTGATCTTGCTCCTTCATTGAGGATCGACTGATGTCAACTGAGGTCATCCCTCTGTTCTCATCTCCACTGTATGTCTCAGTGGATGGTGAGATGCCTGAGGTTGGTAAAGAACTTCAGGAGATTGAGTGTGTCGAGAGTGGGACTGGTGGATTCTTGTCACAAGAATCTAATGTACTGGATGTTCTTCCACAAGAACTATCTGATTGGGCATACAGACACGTAAGAGAGTACGTGAATGGTGTGATGGGTGTTAGTTCAGATCACAACCTACAGATTCCAAACTCTTGGATCAGTGTCCTACACAAAGGACAGAGTGCTGGATCACACGACCACACCAACAGTATGTACTCAGCGGTGATGTTCCTGTCAGCACCAGAAGGATCTGCAGAACTTGTGTTCGATGCCAACAGGTACAAGATGCTTGAACCTACGATTGCAAATTACAATTTGTATAACTCAAGTGTCTATAGAATTTCGCCCAAGACTGGGATGATATGTTTATTCCCCTCCGATATGGTTCACTATGTGACTGAACATCAGTTGGATGAACCTCGCGTTAGTCTTTCCTTTAATATATTTGTGAGAGGAAAGTTCGGAGTACAAACTAAATTGCTTACACTATGACAGAGATTCAGGCACTACCACTATTCTCTACACCTGTATACGTTACCGATCCCGATAGGGATATGCCTGACATCTTACCTCAGGTAAAGTCTCTAGAGTATGTTCGTTATTCATACTCTGATCTGGCACACAGGACGATGGATCAACAGGTGCTTGAGAGTTTCCCAGAGATGGCAAAGTGGTTGGAAAGACACATCAATGAATACACTCACGGTATGCTCGGGATTAGTTCCGAGCATCATCGTATGAAGGTAACCACATCTTGGGTCAATAAATATAATGTCGGAGGAAGTTCCTATCCTCACTTCCACGACAACAGTATGTACTCTGGAAATGTATTCTTGTCTGGCAACAGTGGTCCTCTCGTGTTTGAAAGACACAAACACTCGATGATGAAACCAACTATTGCTATTCAGAACATATATAATTCCACCCAATACAAAATTGCACCACGCGATTCTGTTCTTGTACTATTTCCATCAAACGTGGTACACTTTACAGAACCTACCAACGTAGAAAGATATACATTGTCTTTCAATATGCGAGTGGAAGGTACTCCCGTCTGGATAGAAGACCAATTTACTGAAGAACAAAATGCCGACCTACGAATGGATTAACAAAGAGACAGGAGAGGTCACGTCAAATTATATGGCGATCTCTGCTCTTGATAAATACAAAGAAGAGCATCCTGAACTTGAAAGATATTTCGGGAACCAGAACATCAACACTGTCTACGGCAAACCGAAGCAAGCAGATGGATTCAAGCAAGTAATGCAGAAGATCCAATCTGCTCACCCTGCCGCAAATTTGAGTCGTTTCACCTAAATTATGCCACCGAGAAAGCGTAAGACCCCAGTATCGTCTAGTATGTCTGCTAAACAGATGCGTCGTAAGAAACCGATCAACCTTGATCATCTCAAGACTATCGAACCACTCACTCCAAACCAGGAGAGAGTGTTCACATCGTATGCTGAAGGCAAGAACTTAATCCTTCACGGTGCTGCTGGTACTGGTAAAACCTTTATCAGTTTGTACCTTGCAATGAAGGATGTGATGGAACCATCTTCTCCATACGAGAAGGTATATATGGTGAGATCTCTTGTTCCAACACGTGAGATTGGTTTCCTTCCTGGAGATCACGAGGACAAGTCAAACTTGTACCAGATTCCATACAAGAATATGGTGAAGTATATGTTTGAGATGCCTGATGATGCAGCATTTGAAATGTTGTATGACAATCTACGTTCTCAAGAGACAGTATCTTTCTGGTCCACCTCATTCATTCGTGGTGTGACTATGGATAACTGTGTCATTATCGTAGATGAATTCAGCAACTTGAATTTCCACGAACTTGATAGTATAATTACTAGGGTAGGTGAAAACTGTAAGATCATCTTTAGTGGTGACTACTCACAGTCCGACCTTGTGAAATCCAACGAGAAGAATGGTGTCCTGGACTTTATGAGAATCATTCAGACAATGCAGTCTTTTGATGTTGTAGAGTTTGGTATTGAAGACATCGTTCGCTCTGGTCTGGTCAGAGAATATCTGATTAGCAAAATTAACCTTGGTATGTAATTATGTTCAAAACAGTGGGACCTCCCGTTCCACTAACTGAAATGAATGCCGTCACTAAAGGTGACGGTCTTCGTTTATATGAAGTTGGTGATGGTAAATGGTATCCTTCCGTGACGACTGTCACCAGTCATCGTAAAAAGGATTCTATTATCAAGTGGCGTAAGCGTGTCGGTGAAGCAGAAGCTAACAAAATTAGCGGGAGAGCATCAGCACGTGGCAATAAGTTTCACAGTATGGTAGAATCATACTTGAAGAACGAAACGGTTTCATTCGATGATAAGAGCCCTCTTGCCTCTTTCCTATTCAAAACTGCTAAGGAAACTCTTCATCGTATCAACAACATTCATCTTCTTGAGAGTCCTCTTTACAGTGATAGTCTTCGCATTGCTGGTCGTGTTGACTGCATAGCAGAGTACGATGGTGAACTTGCTGTCATTGACTTCAAGACATCCACGAAAGAGAAGAAAGAATCCTGGATTGAAAACTATTTCGTTCAGGAAACTGCATACGCTGCGATGTACTACGAACGTAGTGGCGTAAAGGTTGACAAGATCGTCACCATCATTGCAACTGAAGAAGGTGGTATGCAGATCTTTGAAAAATATGATCTCGATTACTACTACGTTCTTCTTGAGGAGTACATCCAAGAGTTTATGCAATCCATTAAATGAAAGAATTCAAAGACAAATTTATGACACAAGCAAAGTTTTCAACGATGGTTGAAGACGTGGTGAAGAATAGTAATGGTCTTGTGAATTACATTGATGCTGTCATTGTGGTATGTGACGAGTTAGAGATTGAGGTTGATACTGTCAACAAACTCATCTCAAAACCGCTGAAAGACAAGATTAAGTTTAATGCCCAGCAACTAAACTTTGTAAAACGAACAAGCAGAGGAGTCCTCCCGATATGACGGAGCAACCATTTTACGAATCAAATGTAATTAGAGAAGAACTAAAGGAGATGGAGCAACTCTATCTCGATCTTGCCAAACTCTCCTACAATCTTCCGCGCCTGAACCAGGAAGAAAAATTAGATCACATTCGGAAAACCCTGGAACTGATCGCCAAACAAAAGGTTTTCTATGCTAGACTTGCTTTGATGTCACACGAGGATGAGGAAGCACGTGAAGTAAAGCATCGTATCGATACGATGACGGAGATGTATTCCAACGGGAAGCACATCAATCAAGTTCTAGACGAGATGGAGGAAAAACTCCTTGGTCTCAAAGCAACTCTTGACAACGCCTAAATAATGCGTTACCCTTAATGGGTAGTACACACAACAAAAACACACACGAGGAACACACAATGTCTTTTGCAAATCTCAAGAAGAAGTCTGGTTCATTTTCTAACCTGACCAAAGAGATTGAAAAAATGTCCAGCGGCGGAAAGAAAGTCGATGAACGCTTCTGGAAACCCCAAGTGGATAAGAGTGGCAACGGGTTTGCCGTTATCCGCTTCCTTCCTGAGTCCGAAGGTAGTGACCTTCCGTGGGCACAGGTTTGGAGTCACGCTTTCCAAGGTCCTGGTGGTTGGTTGATTGACAACTGCCCCACTACCAAAGGTGAAAAGTGTCCTGTTTGTGCTGCTAATACTGCTCTCTGGAACAGTGGAACTGAAGCAGACAAGGACGTGGCACGTAAACAAAAGCGTAAGTTGTCGTACTACAGCAACATCTATGTCGTCAAGGATCCTCTGAATCCTGACAACGAAGGTAAGGTCTTCCTGTACAAGTACGGCAAGCGTATCTTTGACAAACTGATGGCAAAGATGCAACCCGACGAGAATGACTATGATCCGCAACCTGCATTCAATCCTTTCGATCTCTGGAAGGGTGCTGACTTCAAACTGAAGATCAAGCAAGTCGCTGGTTTCTGGAACTACGATGACTCAGTGTTCACTACACCTGATGTCCTTGGTGGTAAGTCTGACACTGAACTTGAAGAGGTGTACAACTCGATGCACGACCTTGCATCATTCACTTCTGATGATCAGTTCAAGTCCTATGATGAACTTGAGGGACGTATGAAGCAAGTGCTTGGTCGTCCTGCTGCCACTCGCATCGATGAAGAAACGCTGGAGGCAGAATCTGACTTTAATGCCCCCGATATTACCTCTCGTAATACCGAGGCACCTTCCTGGACTGCCACTGTGGACAGTAAAACAACTGGCACAGAGGATGAAGATCATATGTCTTACTTTGCTAAACTTGCAGAAGAAGACTAAAGGTTATGAAACGACTCGCTATCGCACTTGCAACTCTACTCGTCGCATCCCCTGCGATGGCGGGTCACGCCAGGCGATCTGGTGATGGGTTTGAAGTAGAACCTTCACACTGTGTCTATGATCAACTGTTCCACACTTGGAACTGCTGGTACAAACCAATCAGACCTACTAGACAACCACGTCACTATCATCACCACTATCATTTCCAGCACGGTGGTCCTTACTTTCGTCCTAACAAGCACAATGAACACGGTGTTCCGTGTTACTTCTACAAGAAAGACGGTTGGTGTTTCTAATTAGTATCCGCCGCCGTAGTATCCTCCACCACCTGATGATCCACTAGATCCAGATGATCCACTAGATCCAGACGATCCAGAGGAACCACTGCTTGATCCACTGCTTGATCCACTGCTGCTACTGCTGCTGCTACTGGAACTGCTGCTGGAGGAA